TGTCAGAGAATCTTTCACCGTACTCACCACGAGCAGAACCTTTACGGAACACCTTAGTACCAACTTTTAAGTACTTGTTATCCAAGAACTTAGCATTGTCGTTGTTTACCAACTGAACAGTGTAGATGAAACCGTCACCAGCTGGGATAATATCGTCAGCAGTGATGTACATTTCAACACCATTGTACTTGTCATAAGTGATAATATCACCATGACCAAAAGAACGCTTATTAAGTTTAATCTTGAAAGACTGACCATCAATACCTTTAGTGGCATTAGCTGATTCAATATCTTCTGTAATGTATGGAAGATCCTGCGTTACTGGAATCTGCCACTTGTACTCACCACGTGCGTTATCTACAGAGATAACGTTCTTACCGCCAAAGCTAGACATCTGGTACAAAGGCATTTCTACTTTTTGTGCCATAGCCCATAAATCTACAGGACCTAAATCAGTAGGTTCTGCTGACTTCAGCAAGTTTGAAAGGTGGTAGCTGTCTACGTGCGAGCTAGTCTGATAGCTGGTATCTCGTAGAAATATACCATTGTTCAAAACTGGAGTTGCCATAAGGCTTTTAAATTTAAAGGGTTAATAATAAATAAGTTAAGTAAATTATCGTTTAAAGATGTTAGCAGGTCTAACTAACTTTCTAGATCTTGGTTCATCATCTTCTTGATAAGTAGATGTATTTTTTCTAGATTGTTCAGTTTTTAAACTTCTAACTGTTTGCTCTACTGCTTGATTCTTACCCTGCTTAGTCAACGTTTGACGGTATTCTTCAGGATTAGATAACAACCAAAGAGCTTCTGCAATCAATGGATAGTTTGGTTCTACAAACTGATACTTCTCTAAAAGGTGCCCTAATAAGTTAGTAGGTCTTCCACTAATAGATGGGTACTGAGGTTGAACTAAACCGCTATATAATTGAGCTTGTGTCTTCTTATCTAGCTTTAATCCGTTAATCTCAGCAGGTCTAAGAGCTTCAAATACATTCTGCATGTATGCTTCAGCAGCTTGTTCCTGTTGTTGTTTTCTAGCTTCTTGTTCAACAATCTGACTCTTTACAATTTCTTCTTGCATAGAGTCAAGCTTTGGCTTGAACTGTTTAGCTTTCTTTTCTAACACACCTAGATCTTTCCAGGTAGTTAGCTCTTCTTCAATTTCTTCTTCATTACCAAAGCCAGTAGCTTGTAAGTAAGATCTGACAATACCTTCTTGGTCATTCTCATCTCTTGGGTCTAAAGATCTCACTTGTTCTACCTGAGCCAAAGCCTGGAATAAACCTTTAAGATCTTGTCCACCATCCATTACATACTTTGCAGCATACTGTAATTCATCTGGTAACGCTTCAAAGAACTCTTTTGGAGTTTTAGCAGCCACCTCAGACTTCATATTGTCTACGTTAGCTTGCCACAACTCTTCAATATCTTTCTCTCCAAGTGTACCTAAGTACTCATCTAGAGATTGTTTACTTTCATCATAGTCATCAAAGGCAAACATTTCCTTTGACTCTATGCGTTTTTTAAGAAACTCTACTAAGCCAGACTTTTCTGTCTTAGGTCTTCCTCCTTTTCCTTTAGATGTAAAGTCATCTTCTGACTCATCTAAATTATCAAGAAGATGATCTGTCTCTTCTTTACTTACAGTTTTTGTTTTATCTGAAACATCACTGTCATTATCTTCATCTTCATCTTCTTTATCAAGAAAACTTAGATCAGTTTTTCCTTGGCTAAAAATGTTTGGTTTAGGATCTTCTTTTTTAGCACCTTCTGCTGGAGTAACAATACTGTCAGCACCTGGGGCTCCTAACCAACTATCAATGTCAAGGTCTACTTGTTGCACAGATGTCTGTACACTGGTTTGATTATCAGTCATTTTTTGTTTGGTTTTATGTGTATCTCTACATAATTAATATACAACTTAAATCTTAAAAATTTACTTATCCTGTAAAAATTTCATCTAAGCTGTGGATAATAGAGCTATAATTATTCCTACTTTTTCCCAGAAGATTTACCTACATCATACTTGTTCTTATTCTCTCTAGCAATCTGTAGTTGTTTTTCTGCTATTTCCTTCTGAGTTTGTAACTTCTCACGATCAATGTTTAACTTCTGCTGATTAGTTAGATTTTTGTTAACCTCCTGCTCACGCTTGAAGTTCATGCTATCTTGATAGTTATCTTGTTTCTGGATATTAGCCATAGCATCTTGATAATCAGACATTTGGTTCTGGTTAATATCAGAACCTGCACCATATCCTGCTGCTCTAATCTCAGCCACAGTGATCTGAGTTTGTCTATCCAGATCAGCTTGTTCTGCTCTAAACTGTATATCCATTTGTTTCTGACGTTCTTGAGACTCAAGCATTTCCTGCTGCATCTGTTGTTGTTGCTGCATCTCAGCTTGTTTCTGACCTTGTGTCTTTTCTTCAGCTTGCTTAAGAACACCTGTAAGCTCTGCAATAGACTCAGACTTAATAACATTACCAAGATCATAAATAGAAGCACCCATAGTATTGTTACTAATAGCAAGTTGTTTAAGTTGCTCCATAACAGCACGAGAGTTAGTCTTTGTTGTACAGAAGATATTTAGATCTCTCATTAACAAATCAGTACCGTTCATCTCAAAGTTCATCTTTTCATCTGTACCAGTGATATATTGTAAACGAATACTAGGTTTTGTAGAATGGTAATATTGAGCCAGGTCTGTACGCATTTGGTGTACACGTGGCATTAAGTTATCAGAGTGTTGAATAAAATACTGCTCTGTCTGTGCATAAGAAGCATTCATAGCTTGCTCTACACCAGTAGCTGTTTGTTGAGCAATAGTCTGACCCATACGTTGTGGGTTAAGACCTATCACTTCAAAAGCTTGATTCTTAAAATATGCAGCTAGATTAACACGAGAAAGTAAACGGTTAGTTTGTTCTAGGTTTAACACTTGATAGTGTTGGAAGTTAAGAGCATTCTCAGTGTTAGTAATGCTTGTATCAAGCGGTAACATCTGGAAGTTCTTCATAGCAACATAGGCTTTAGCCAGATTATTTTTACCCCAGTCTTCTCCCATAGAGTGACGTGGCAAAGAGTTCTGGTCTAACATGATAACCGTACCTAGCTCATCTACAAGGATGTCAGCTATCTGGTTATTCACAATGTTGTAGCCTATCTGGTATGGCTTCATAAGGTCTACCAATGAAATACTGCGGGTGTTTCTATCCCCAAATACAGCACCTTCCACTGGTAGCTTACAACCATATAATGTTGTGTCACCTTTAAACTGGAAAGGAATTCTGCCTGGTTTGCCACCATTAAGACCTAAATATATAGGGTTTATACCTCCAGGGTTATTCATACCCCAGAAAGCAGGTCTGTTAGGACCAATCTTAATTCCACCCCAAACTTCGTTAATCCAAATCCAGTCTATGTGTTCACCAAAGATTAAGTTATCTTTAGTCTTTTCTTTATAAAGAGAAGTGTTATACATTGGTTTATCTGTAACCTTGTATTCCTCAGATATAACATCTTGTATAGTTTCTCCTTCTTCTGTAATCTTAGTTAAATGCCCCACTTTACGTTGAGACTTCCAATAGATCTGAGATACACGTAGTAAGTGAGACTTACCAAAGTCAATAGTATCTTCAGAATCTGATAAGATCCATTCTACAATATCTCCTGTACCAAACTTAGTATCGTATAATGATGTAAACTGTCTGTATGCAAGAGATGGCATCTGAGTGTTCCACTCATGTGACTTAGTAGGATCATAGTATGTACCATCATTCTGATATCCTTGAATAGCATATCCGGCTGAACGCACAGGATAGATGGCTTCTAAAGACTCTAATTGATCTTGAGTCATCATCCAACCATACTTGTCAATAACGTCTGATACAGACATCATATCCATTTTACCTACCCAGTTACCCTGAGAGATATAACGGATGTCTGGAGACTTATGGTAGAATGTAAGAAGAGGGTTCCAAAGCTCTAGCTCATAGTCATCTTCTTTCATGTTAAAATGCCAGAACTCACGGTCTGTAATTAACATATCTCTAAATGCACGCTCTTCAAGCTCTTGCATTTTAAATCTTTCCTCATCTACTGACATCTGGTGGGTAGCCCACTCTTCAATCATAGATCTATAATCTTTTCTAAAGAAGTCCTCAATCTCAGGTAGTGTCCTAATGTTCTCATCACTCATCATCTGCTGAGCTTCTTCTGACTGAAAATCAGCACCTTGTGCCATCATTTGAGTCATCATCTTCATCTGAGCTTGTTGTACAAGTACATCTTCAAGCATCTGACGTTTAGCTTCTAACATCTCATTGTATGAAACGTCATCCACTGCTCTAAACATAATGCGTGAGCTTCTTTTAGAAAACTCATTACACAATACATTTACTACGTTAGGAATAATAGGATAGAATTTAAGCTCTAATGCAGACTCATCTTCCTTTGTTAAAGTGTCAATAAGATCTGCCATCTCATTATCCTCTTCTACAATGTAGTCAGCCTTATCAATAATACCCTTAGCCAGCTTGTAGTTCTTCATGAGCCTACGAGCATTACGTCTAAGTTGTTTCATACCTTGGAACTCTAGCCAATCTAGGTTCCATGCTCTCCACTCCTCATCCTTTTCTTTTTCAGCTATAAACTGGATAGGCTGGGTAAGAGTACCCATCTTGTTATAATCCGCCTTTTTACCAGATTTAAGATCTAGAGCATTGTATATCTGCATGATATTTAATTATTTAAGTCTGCTGATTCTTCAGCGGTATTAGTAATAGTAGAGCTTCCTGACGTAGAAATAAAAGACGGTGGTGCTGTGTAAAATGCAGTACTAGTACCAGTGCTCCAAGTCCCAAGTGGAGGAACAGTAATAGTACTATATCCACTAGTCCCAATAATTGCAGGTTCTTTCTCCTCTTCTTTTAAAAGTAGTAAAGCCTCTTCTAGAGTGAGGGAAGTTTCCTTAATTAGTCTAGAAAGAATAGTAACCTTTTGTACGTGAAGGGTTTCTGAATTGTTTTCCATATGTATCATCTCATGTTTTTAAAAGCATTTCTAGGGGGACGATTATCACCAGAATTACCTTTAGAGCCACCGATATGTCTAAAGGGGCTCCAATTTAATTTACTAAATTTCTGGGAGTTATCCAAGTTTTCTTTTGTAACTTCTACACGTTTAGTCAGTCCTCTGTTACTCTGTTGCACCTTTGCAAAGGCTATAAGAGCACAAAATGCTACTAACCTATCCACGTTTAGTCCATCTCTGTAAGCTTGCATCTCACGTAGAAGCATAATATCCGGTATACGTTCAGCACCATATATTGTTTTTACAATATCTCCGTTCTCTTTTGTCTCATGATCAAGCTCTTCTTTTAGAAACTCAATCCCATAAGACAACACTGTACCCTTAAATAGTGTACCAACGTTCTTCCATCCATATTCCTGGAACACATTACGGTTAGCACCGATATCTTTCAAGAACAAAATCATATCTTTTGGTACAAGATATCTCTGCTTTTTCTTACTTATCATATACTGAATGAATAAAGCTACGTTGTTTTCCACAACTGTCCAAGCATTATACCATTCTATAAGAAGTTCTAGTCTTTCATGGGTTTTGTTAAGATCATCAAAACGTCCACACCATGATGCCACGATCATGTCACGTTCTATCTCGTTTTTAACTCTACCGTTACCGTCATCCTTAATAACCTCCACTGGATTCTTATATACGTATATAGAACATAGTGATTCAGATGTAGTAGTCTTTCCTTCTCCAACAGGGTCCACAGAAGCATAGTACATCCCAAATGGTGGATCTTTATGAGGTCTTTCGTAAATACAGATCACACCTTCTTTGTCCTCAGTCTTTTTAGATATAGGAAACTCCATAATAGGAATCTTCCTTGATGGTTTATCTACTATCTTACCCTCAGCATTTCTAGAAAGGTCTAAATATTCTACAGAGTATTCTTTATCTTGAATACGTTGCATCTGACGAGCAACTAAGTGTGGAGGAAACACACTCACCTTACGGGTAGCAAAAGCTTCTTCAATACAACGTGGTTGCTGAGACACTGTAAGTTGATAAGCTGCCGGATCTAAGTCCCTCTTCATCTTCTCAAACTCTTTCTCTAAAGCCTCTAAAGCTTCCTCTACTTTAGAGTTGCCCCACTGATCAATATAAGGGGGCATAGACCACTGTTCTGGAATAAATAGACCTGTGATACCAATTGTCCCGTCCTTGTCTATAAGGCTTGATTCTACCCCATAGAAGCCATTCTCTTCTGGATGTAGTATATACTCCTTCATTGGCTCACACTGATCTAGATCACCGACTGATCCAGCTGCAATAAACTGACCAGTAATCATGTGACCAGACTTAAGTGCTGGCTTCATAAATCCGTATGTGTCATCCATCTTAGGTGCGATACCTGCTTCCTCATGAAAGAAGTATGTTACAGGTCCACCGACACCATGTGTAGGATCTTTTTCAAAGGAGTATAGGTTGATCGTAGATTTCAAACCTTTATAAGTATCACGACCACCTATCCTCACTTTAATCTGTTGCTGCCACGCCCCGACCTTGTCAGGCTCAGCTGGACGATACCAGGCTGTGTGTTCATTTAAAAAGTTCTTATATTCATTAAGAAACTTCCATGAGCCTTTCTCGTTTATATAATCTTTTAAAGAAGCTCCTATCTTTAACACAGCTCCTTCTTCAAACCAATACTGGTTAAGTAACTTAGCCATATGGAAGTAAGAGGAGGCTATCTGACGCTTCTTTAGAATGATAGCGTGCTTCCAATGTAATTCTGCAAGATGTTCATATAGAGCCATATGATACTGGGCATCTCTCACCTTTGCAAAGTCAAACCTTTTTTCTTCTTTATCATAGATAGGAAGAAAGTTTAACCACATGTAATAGTCCCTAGTTACATACCATTTTTGATCACCGTCTTTTACAATAATACCGTTACGGCATTTTGCTTTCTGATCGTTCCAGTAGGCAATAAAATCTTTGGTTTTTATAGGAGCTGCACAATAATATCCTTGTTTCTGAAACTTACGACCTTCTTCATTAAAGATCTTACTACTTTCATTAAAGTTATATTTACCTGGCTCCTTAAAAATAGACAACAAGAAGTCCCTAAACTCCTCTCTTGTATAGAAGGTGGTTACATCCCATTGACCATTTTCATATATAGGTACTTCTCTAAACATTATTTCTCTTGAACAGTGTCTGTAAATTTATACACAGCATCAATATCACCCTTACCTCTATGCAATAAATACAAGAGTGTGTTAATGTCTTTACTACGTAGTATACCTTTTATCTCATAATTACTCCAATAAGCATTGTATAAGTTTCTTGGAATGGCATTCCATAACTCTGTGTATGGATTAAAATGAAATGTCCAATCATGCATGAACTCATCTTTTACATCTGATACAGGTGCAAACTCTTTGATGTTTTCATAATCTGTGTAAACTTCTTGTTTCATAGTTTTCTTATTTAATATTTTTAGGAAAGCAGAAGATGGGTGCGTGGACATCTGCTTTTACAACTGGCATTTCTAACCGATCACT